CTGTCGTCCTTGGCGGCGAAGTTTTCGAAGTCGCCGGCCACCGAGAAGTAGAGCTGCTGACCCATGGCCAGCGTGAGCCGCTCGCGGAAAAAGGTGACCTTGCTGGGGTAGCCCTCGACGCCAGAGAAGGAGCCGAGCGCCCAGCGGAAGGTGGCGCTGCCAGAGCTGACCACGCCGGACGGCAGCGGGTTGTTGCCCTGCACAACGGCCGTCACGGTGGTGGAGTTGGTGTAGCCGGTGATCTTGACGTAGCCAAAGCCCGAGTCGACGAAGAGCCAGGACAGGCCTTGTGATTCACAGGTCGTGCCGCTGATGCCGTTGCCATCGCCATCAGCCACGGTGCCGTAGGTGTGGATCGGCTTGTCGGGACCGGTGCGCCAGACCTTGCCCGACGAGGGCGAGCCGCTGGTCGTGCATTTGTAGGTCTTGCCGTCACTGCGGCGAAACACGTTCAGGGGTGAGCTTGAGAACTCCTGGCCCGCGGTCCATGGCTTGATCGACGAGAGATCGGCCGGCTCCAAATAGACGAACGAGCCGACCATGGCCGAGGTGAACAGGGCCGAGCTCGAGGTCAGCGTGATCGTGCCGGTGGTGGCGCTGGCATAGATCGTCTTGGTGCGATCGATGTTCTGCGTCTTGTAGGGACCATTGGTGAGCGGCGCGGCCGCGATCGTCCAGTTGGTGTTGCCCAGGCGCGAGAGCTTCTGCAGCGGGTAGCTGGGATGCGCGATGTAGATCACGTCACCCGACTGAACCATGGAGAGCTTGAACGTGCCGTCTGTGGCGTCGGTCAGGTCGCTCACCGAATAGGGCGAGACGATCTCATAGGGTGAGCCGCCGGACTGGAGCTGGCCGTGGTTGGTGTAGAAGCGGATGTAGAGGTCACCGAACTCCAGCACATAGGCCTGGGTGGTGTTGAACTCGAAGGTGGCCAGCCACGTGCGGTTGGCCGAGGCCTTCACCTCGCTGACGTATCTGGTGCCGGCACGACGCACGGCCGGGCCCTGCACCGAGGGGATGAAGTTGAGCATCGACGCGCAGCCATTGGCGTACTTGGCGACGTCGGGGCGTCCATCCATAAGCGGCGACAGCTCGCCGGCATTGAACGATGAGCGAAGGGGTGAGGCCTTGGGCATCTTAGATCCTTGAAACGATCCAAGAATTGTCAGGCGGCGTGGCGGGTGGCCTCTCGATTGAGTTGGTACGGACGGCCTGGCGAATGGCGCGATCGTAGTCTTTCGCGGCGTTCTGCTTCTTGGTGTCTGATTGTGTGAGGTCCTCGGCGAGTTCAGCGGCCAGGCGTGAGGCCATGGCTTCGCGGAAGTTCACGTCCCAGGCATTGGGGTCCTCGATGCGCGAGATGTAGCGCAGCTTCAGGGGAGCCTCGATGTCGGTGAGGATGACGTTGCCCTCGATCATGTACTCCTGCGTCTCGGCTCCGATGTAGTTGTCCATGACCGCCGAGGGGTACTCGTCATTGATCATGTCCAGGCGCAGGAAGTCGGGAGGCAAGGCGTACTGGTAGGCGAAGCCGAACACCGGAGCATTGGCCAGTGCGGCGAGCGTGGTGCGCTTCATCGAGAACTGCCAGCGGTGAGCTCGCAGCTCGTCGTCGCGGATGTCCTCAAAGCACGACGAGATCGAGCGCGCAGCCTTCACGTCATCGCTGAGTGAAGTGATGCGAGCCGAGCCCAGCTTGGTCAGCGCCCTGTTTGCAACCTGGATGACTGAGGCCATGTCAGCCTCCTATCAACCGAGGCCGACGAGGTAGGCGTTGATGCCCGATGGCGTGCCACCCGTACAGGCGCAGCGCACGTTGCAGGCTGGCAGATCGATACCGGTCTGGTTGCCTGGCAGGGTCGTGAACTTCACCGTGCTGGCTGCAAAGATCTGGACGTCCGACCAAACACCGCTGGGCGATTGCACCTGCAGGCTGATGGTCGAGCCGCCGACCGTGCCGTCGGTCTGGAAATGGTACTGCCCGCCCTTGATCGCGACAGCAGCGCCGGTGGCAGAGCCAGCGGACAAGAGTGTGTAGAGGGCGTCATCTGCGCGACGGATAGGCATAGTCGCTCCTTACCAGCTCTTGCTGTCAGTGACGAGGTATTGGTACAGCTTTTCAACCGAGAGAAGCAGGTCTTCTTTCGTGGGGACGTTGGCGTTGGTGTTGATCACCACTTCCACGTCTTTGCTGGTTGTGCTTGAACCTTCAGTGACGCTGCCCATGATGCCGGCACCGACGTTGATTCCAAAATAGTAAGCCATGATGTGATCTCCGAATGATGGAAGAAGGGGCCGGTGTTACCCGACCCCTGCCCAGGTCCCGATTAGTTCGGGATGCTGTAGAACAGATCGACCACCAGCGTGCCCGAAGAGGGCAATGCTGCGGATGCGATCGTACCGATCACGGTCTGCTCGGCAGACAAGCCGGCGTCAGACGCTGCTTCTTCAACAGCCAAACCGAACATGGTCGGAGTGTCAGTCGACGTGAAGGTCGCGGCTGCGCGGTACTTGCCGGTCGCGCCAGAGATACCGATGGCCAAGGTGGATGAACCCAGCGAAGCGCTGGAGTTCAACACGCCAAAGGCGAACACAGCGCCAGCAGGCAAGTTGCCCAACTGGAGAGTGTCGGTCGTGGCTTGAGAGGCCAAGGTCACGGTGGCGCGCAAGCGCTTCAAGCGGCCGCCATAGACGGATGCACGAGGCTTGTAGCCAACGGGAGCTGCGGTCTGGTTGGCGCTGCCGCCCAGTTCAGTAGAGAGATAGGTTGCCATGTGAAGTTACTCCTGTGTGTGATCGATTAAGCGCAGTTGATGATCACGCACTTCTTCTCTTCCATGCGAGCAGCACCGAAAGTGCCGGTCACATAGACCTGATAGGAGTTGCGCTTGTCAGCACGGCGGTCGATGGAAGTCTGGATGTCGTTCCACACACCCAAGGCCATGCCAGACTTGGCGTAGCAAGGGACCATGTAGCGAGAGCCAGTGGTGAACTGACCGTCAGACGAACCGGACGCGATCGCGGGGTTGATGGCGGTGTTGAAGTTGGCGCCACCAGGGATGCGCTCAGAGTGGACGAAGTTGAAGCCCATGAACTGAGAGATCTTGCCGTCGACCAAAACTGGCTTGGTGTTGTAGTCCAGGCTGATGGCCTGGGCTTCGTTCAACAAGTCGTCGTGCTGGCGAGCAGTGATCACGCAGAACAACTGATCGTTGTCCACGTCGACTTCAGCTTCCAACAGCTTGCGCTTGGCAGCGCGGAGTTTGGCGATGTTCAAGCCTGTGGCCGATGCAGCACCTGTGGCAGCAGCGACAGACTGGCTGTTGCTGTTGTAGGCGTACAAAGTACCAGTGGCAGACGTGCCGTTCTCGCCGGTGTTGTTGCTGTTCAAGATGCCCGAGATGATCTCGTCATCGATTGCACGGCCCATCGCCCAGGCGCCAGCCATGGCGTAGTTGCTGGTGGGGTCGATCAACATGCGGAGCTTGTCCTGGCTGTCGATCAGGTCGGCCCAGTCGTAGTCGTTGGGATAGACCCAGCGCTTGTCTTGGGGTGTGGAAATCAGGGGAGTGTCGCTGTGGCGAGACTGGTTGCGGACAGGAGAAACCTGGCCGAACTGCTCGGCCATGGAAGCGGCCTTACCCTGGAACTTCATGTTCTGCACAGTGTTGCGCAGGCGGGAGCCTTGCTGTTGCAAGAGCATCTGGACGTTTGTCGAGTACTGTTGGACAAACGCCGTGGAGACGTTGAATGACATTTTCGAACCTTTCGAAAAGGGTTGTTACGGTGCTGCTTTCGCAGCGCTCTTCGGAAGGCTTGTCCGAGCAGGAACTGTCGGGGCCAGGTTGCTCTCTTTCGAGCTGTCACCCGGCCGCGGTGCGGTTGTCGGGCTTGGCGTCCCTGCAGCCCATGCGAGATATTCTCTCGCGATGGCGATCACCTCTTGAGGTGACCGGTCTGCACGGTGCGCCAGTTTCAAACATTCTAGCCGAAGTTCGGCGTTGTGTTGTGAATTTTGCATGTGTGGTTGGACTTTCTCAACCCTCTGGGTATGCCAAAGCCATCAGGCGGGTCATCTCGTTCTGAGCTTCCTTGTCGCCACCCATGTACTTGCTGGACCAGGACTGATCGGAACGCAGCTCGGCGATGCGGCCACGCGCTGCTTCGGGTGTCATGCCGAACTTGTTGCCGCCGCTGTTGCCGCCCTGGAACGTGTCCTCGGTCAGGCCACGACCGATGCGGGCCATGAACTTCAGCATCTCGCCGGTGCCCATGGCGCTCTCGATCGCTGTCAGCTTGGCGGCATCGAGGCCGAACTCCTTGGCAGCACGCTGGCCGAAATTGACGTTCTCGTCATAGGCGCCGCCCCACTCGCTCTTGAGTGCGGCCATGTCGGCTTCGGCCTTCTGGGCGCTGATCTGCTGGACCTGCGACTGTGCGCCGGTCTGCTGCTCGTTCCACCAGGCGGCGAGGCCTTCAGCCTGCTGGCTCGACAGACCGAGCTCGTGGAACTTGCCGGCTGCGGCTTTGGTGAACTCGGTGGGCTGCTGGCCCTCGGGCACGGGGAGCTTGTACTCGTCGGCGGTCTTGGGACGGCCGAGCTGGTCGTACACACGGGCCCAGCCTTCTTTGTCCTCGGCGCCCTTGGGCATGGGGAGCTTTTCAGATCCGACCAGCTTCTCCAGGTTGCGGTAGCCGTTCAGAACTTCGACCGGATCCTTCCAGCCCTTGTTCTGCGCGTAGCCCTTGAGGTCGCTGTCTTCGATCGCGTCGTACCAGTTGCCGGTCGACGTGTCGGTCGGCTTGCCAATGTCGCCAGTGGCGTTGCCGCTCTGGCCTGTGGTCCCTGTGGATGCGGCGTCGTTGCCGCCGGTAGAAGCGGCAGCGTTATCGCCTGCCGGGTTGCCTGCCAGGATGGCAGACCCGCTTGATGCATCGGACATGAAAAACTCCTTGTGGTTTAGGTGGCGCGGCCGACGAGAGACTTCCCGTCGATGCCGTCTGCCTGGTCATCTTCGATCGTCCAGGTCACCTGGTCGGTCGTCAGATTCAGTGCGGCTGCAATGGCGGCGAAGTCACCGTCAGCGGTGAACTCCTCGCCATGCGGCTTGAATATCTTTTTGCCTGCGTCGGTCGCGTCCTGAATC